GGGCTTACAAATAAATCTACCCAACGAAATGTCTTGGGATTGGCATCTTTGTTTGTACGCACCTTGATAAAATCTTCAAAACTTTGAAAGTACAAAGATAGGTTGGCTTTTATGTATTTACTGGCTGTTGCAGGCGTTTCCCCATCATATTCCCAGCTAAACTCTTTTACTCCGACTCCGTCACCTCTGTCAAAACCTTGTGATGCAACGTCTCTTTCTGGCAAAACTGGAAAGTCAAATTCTATCTCTTGCAAACCCTCGACAGTATCATTCCAAACTTGATATATTCTTATATATGGCAAAAGCTGAGATGCTTGGGCTGGGGTAATGTTTAAAAAGCTATCCATCTGTGATGGTTTGGGTGAAATTAATTTATTTATAATAGCGTTCTTTTTACCATCGGCCTTGTCTTCATTTGAGACCAAGTGAACCCGACCATTATAGCTGGTAAACTCTTCTTTTCTTGAATGTTCTTGATAAACACCCGCTCTTCTATCTTTGTGGTTTTTTAGTGTGTGCATGTTCAGCAACAAAGCACATTGTTTATAAAACCTTTCTCTCGCGGCCTTGTCCGCTTCCGATACAGCAGGCGGATCAGTAGCTTGGGGAGGTATATCTTCTGTCCCGAGGTCCTTGACCATGTCATCTGCCGACTTACCAGCCAACGCAGCCAACGCATCAGCTAAAGCTTCAGCGTCTTTATTTGGTATTTTGCCTGTCGCCAACAGGGCAACAATCAATGCATAAAAGTTACCACATTCATTGTCGTGAACAACCTTGGCCCAAATCTTGAGCATATGAGCAGCACAGAGGGTCGCGGCCCACTGCCATACCAGCCCCTCTTCAAGACTTGGTTTGCCAATGATTGCTTTCTCATCAGCGGTTAATCGTTTTTTATACATTCTGTAGTAAAAAATGGTAACATAGGCAGTAGCTACATATTTCTTCAGCAAATCTTTAAAAGGAATCTGGGCGACACCGCTACTACCCCTGCTTATTCCGTTCCAAGGAGTTCCAGTTTTTGTAAATTTAACTTGATCCCCTTCAAGGGCATCTTTAAGAATTTTTCCTATTTCTGTTGAAGTGGTTGGAACATTTGGATCCCCAAGCTTCAAATTGTCTATTAGCATTGTGTTGGTGAATGTTTGATTCCCAGTTGCTGGTAGCACACCGGTAGAAAGGTTTGCTTTTACCCACGCCCCGGGATCTTGTGGATTTAATGCCCCATATCCAACGGTCTCATCACCAGTAAATTTATAAAAAGCTTTTAAAGCGGCGTCAGCGACTTTTTGTGCATCCGGATTAGTTGAATTTAATTTCCCATTAAAGCCGGTAAACTCAGGATTACCATCCTGTTTATTTTTTTTAATATCTTCTACTAGCTTTACATTTGTTGAACTAAGATCAACGGAATTCACAACCTTGCCGCCACTCAAAATCTCAAGCTTATCTGGAATATAAGTACGTGCTTCTTTTTTTAGTTTTCCGCCCCACTTTGTATTGGCACCATTAACTCCTGAATTTTTGGGGTTAACATTACCATTCTGCACCAAGTTAAACCAATCAATAAAACCAGAGTCTCTGATTTTGAGCGGATTGACAGGGCTGTTGTTCGCAGTTCTTTTAACAGCAGGGTTTTTATCTGCTTCCTTTATATACCCATCATTACCAGCGGACCAAATGGCTGTTAAGACATCTGTATATTGCTTATCGAGGTCTGCTCGTTTACCTAGCCATCCATTTCCATATCGAGGGCTAACCATGGCGACCGCTTTTTTAATACCGTCATAATCTCCAAGATCGTCAAACTTTTCTTCTGAGTATCCAAAGCCTTTCATTACATCTGTACTATCACGATCTTTGTTTCTCTCACCAGTGGGCACTACACCACCAAATTTGGTTTCCGTAAACGAATCCCACATTTTGTATAGATTGACTTCTTTTTGGCCTTGTTTTGCAGAGGAATCTTTTGGTATAACTCCATCCCACATTTTTACCTTGAAAAATTTCCCTTCCGCGTCAAAAGCCCTTTGTAGAACACCAGTAACGGTTTTTTCAAATTGTCCAATGGTTAGTGATCTAAGCATGTCAGTGCCCTGACCGACGCTAGCCTCTCCAGATTTACCAGAGCTATCATATGATATAGTGCCATCTGCTTGCTTGACGGCTTTTATTGAATAGTTACCAGCAGACATGATATTTTTTTCAAAAAAGCTCATGTAATCGGGATTGAATGGGTGCTCAATCGAGGGTTTACTTTTTGTTAAACGAAACACCATGCCGTATAAACCAGCGTCAACAGCCTCATCATCAAGCCATTTGTTGGCATCGTGCCATGGAAAGTCACTCGCCGAAGTTGCGCCACTTCCGTGGCCTTGGTTCAGGGAAATCATTTCAGCAAATCTTCTTTCTGTATCATCCCATGAAGTATTTTTATAAGCTAAGGCATAAGCCTTATCACTACCGAAACCACCCTTCTTTTTGCCATTTAATCTACCCCACATCCAGTGAACAATCTCTTTTGCAGCCTTTCGCTCTATTACTAAAGCGTTGTGGAGTTCTTGGGACCACCCTGACGCGTTGCTGCCATCAGGTTTCTCGTGCTCCGGCTTCACTATTGTTTGGGTTGTCATATAGTTGATTTGTTTTTGTCCCGGCATAAAACTATATGAACTATGTAAGGAAGACCAGTACTCCAACCTTGATACGGGATGGTCAAGCTTAGACCTTGAGTTAAAACTCCAGTCTCTACTTCGTCTTGAGGCTTTTTGGTCTGCACTTAGACGGCTAATCCACTCAGCAGGCGCAGGAGACATCAACCACTCTAATACATCTTTTGACTTTGATACATCTTTAGCTAATCTGAACGCGCCGGCTCCACCCATCCAATCCCAAAATGTTTTGGCGGTGCAATATTTATCAACATCGATTGGGCACTTGCCAAACGCATCGGTGCCATCAGGAGCCCCCTCGGCGTTCCAGTGGTCTCCTTTATCGGGATCCCAGTAGTCCCGGTTATCATCCATGTATTCTTCAAGATTTTTTAAGTTAGCATTTGATAGGGGTTTTGCTTTTTTTGCGTCTGACACTTTAATATCCTAATATTTGAATTGCTCGCCCTATATCTTGAGGGATTTTTATCTCGTCCCCAACTTCTATATGGGCTTCAGTGGGTTTATTATTGAATTTTGCTATAACTGTCCACATGTTTTTATCACCGTAGAATCTCTCAGCTACTCTCCAATATTTATCACCACTGCTCCATGTATAAATAGTAAATTGTATTTTATCTAATTGTGCTTGATTTGGTCTTTTAAACGTAGGTGTGGTATATTGCACAATTCTTTTTACACCTCTGTCTTTAAAAACTTTTTGGTACTGTTCTTCGTTGTTTGTACCAACATCTCTTCCTTTATATCTTCCCATTGTTTATCTCCTAATCATCGCCTATACCAAATGGCCACGTACTGGTTCGTGTTCCGGTCTTGACTATTTTCTTGACTTCCTTTCCATCAACCGTCTCGGTCTTGGTTCCAAAGACATCCTGAGTAAGTGTTCCACCCGCCTGAAGACTTTCCTTGGCCTCGGATGGGAAGTAGCCCGTGGGACCACCTGTGTCATAAGTAGGCTCATGCAATACCGTAAACTCAATAGAGATTGTTATTACTTTTGGGTAAGTCTTACCGTCTGTGTGATAGCTTCCCATTTCTAAAACAGGACTCCAGTTCAGCGACGTTATATAACCTAATAACCCGCCTCCGGTTTGATTCCTAATCAAATTAGAGTACCTAAGTCTAACTAATGGGGGCTTCGACATAACAGTGGCTGCCGCCTTTGTGTAGGTGGGGTATAACAGAGACACCAAAGCATTACATCTGTTGAGGTTATCGCTTGCCGTTTGTGGGTTTGGTGCTGGCACCGACCACTCAACCGAGATGCTTCTTGTTGTGTTCTTGAATGTTGCAATGGCGTCCATTCTTCCAATAACTTCTTCTTGATTCCAATTGGAGGTGAAAGATTGTGAGAACGATCCCAAGAAGGCTATGAAAGTCACACCATTCGCCGGGTCGCGAGCATCAGTAAATTCTAATAACTCTTGTCGAGCCGTTGCATAGCTAGCAGCCCCACCATCAGCGTCTCCGATCTTACCACCAGTTGTAAAATTGTGAAAAGGTATTGCCATTATTTAATTATCCCCCTACGGCCTTTTCATAGCCAGCTAAATAAATACTTTCTGCCCCGGCAGAGTTCTTCCACTTGATTTGTTTTGTAGCTTCATGAACATGCTCGGCAAACTTTGTATCACCAATGTTTGTCGTCGCTTCAGTCTTAAGATTAACGTTAACTGGAGGAAGAACTATTTGTTGTTGGATCTGTGTTTCCGCTCTGGTCTCATTAATTGCACGAACATCGTTAAAAGTATTTAACGCTGCAATCTGCGTCTGCATGTTGGAATCCATTGTGGACTTGAAGTCTTGCAGATCCTGATTGACCTTACCAATAATTGTGGTCTCTATTTCCTGACCTGTAAGTTGAGCAATTGCTGTCGATAGTTGCGCTACGCCCTTAAGCTTCTCTTCATTAATAGAATCAATCCCTGCAACAAGCAAACCAACACCAGAAGCCATAACAGCCATGGCACCACCAATTGCTAGCCACCCAAGTGGATTTGATATAAAGGCAAACATCGCAGCCAGACCCAAGGCCATAGCACCAAAAGCAGTTCCAAGACCACCAATTACCGCTACCGCACCTGTGCTCATCTCACTAAGTGATTTGATACCATCAACAATTATTGGCAACATCTCACCTACCATGTAAAGTCCGGCACCCAATATAAGAATCCCAACTCCGAGCATTAATGCTGCTCCAGCGAATGCAGCGGTGGGCCCAGCAGCCATAAGAGCCGTTGCCGCAAAGCCTGCCAAAGGAGCAATGATGGCAGCAATAGAATATGCCATCATCGCAATGCCAGCAGAAATCATTAGGAATGCTGCGCCTACGTATATGGCTTTTACACCCAGCCCACCAAGGGCCTCGATCATCTTGACTACACCCAGCGCAGCGAGAGCAATACCTGCCCCTAACATCAACGCAGCGAAGCCCATAGCTAACAATACTCCAGCCGTTGCGGGAGCGACCCCGGTTGCAAGAGCAGCAGCCATAACACCAAAGAACGCAACAAAAGCATAAGTTAGTAAACCAACCACAAGAACTGCGGCGAACATTTGTGCTCCACCAAGACCTGCGAACGCCATGACTAACTGGGCTACTCCGTAAGCAGCAAGAGCAACACCTGCTCCCATCATCAACGCCGCTGCGCCCATAGATAAGAACACAGCAGCAGCTTTCAGACCGCCTTTTCCTACAGATCTTATTGCGCCTCCGATATGCTTCATTGTCAGGCCAAAGCCCTTACCGCTTTTGCTTGTACTGGCCATTCCTTTACCCATGACCCCAAGTCCCTTACCAGCGGCTTTTGATGCCATGGCAATCCCCTTTATGGGAACTGATAGCACAGTGAACAGCAAGGTTATGAGGCCACCAACGGCTATTATGTAGGGAAAGGTGCCACCACTTATCTTATTAAGGAAGGCGAGGCCGTCAATTATTGTTTGGATTCCAAACCTAACAGACTCTAGTGCTGGTGTCACTTTAGGAGCAAACTCAATGATCATTTGTTGGAACATTTCAGTGATAGGAACAGTTGCCTTTAATGCTTCTTCCATTTTTCTTTGGCTTGTCTCTGCCTCTTTCATTTGTCTGCCGTGTTCTCTGTATTGGCTCATGCTCATGCCAAATAGGCGGTTTGCCTCTGCCATGTCTGTAATCCCAACAGCGTTCGCAATTGCTTTTTGCTTGAAACGATCCATTTGAGCAAACGTCTGACCACTGGCGTTGATCTGTTGAATAACTGTCTCAATTCTTTCATCCTCAGTCATCATCAACATCTTTGTGGAAGAAAGTTGTGAACCCAACAAAGCATTTAATTTACCAACAGAGTCAGCGGCTGATTCAAATGTGTCAAACTTTTCAGCAACCCCAAGAAGTGCACTCATTTCGACTCCTGCTGCTTTTGCTGCTGCTGTAAGGTTTGAGAACACCTTGATGGAGCCTTTACCATACACGGCAAGAGTTTTGTTGGCTAGTTGAAAGTTTTTAATCATCTTCTTGGAGCTAACACCGATTGTGCTACCCATCATCGCAATCTTTCTTGTTAAGTCTACTGACGCCTGTGCGCTGGTTCCCATTGTTTTGCTAAATGTGTTCATCATATCGGCAACATCAGTTGATGCGATACCTAATCTTTCGAATCCAGCCACTTGCGTTGTCAAAGCTTGCATCATTTGGCCGTCCATGGCCACAAAACCAATTAACTCTTCAAAAAGTCCTTCGAACGCCTTACCAGCATTCTCAAAGTTGACACCTAGTCTGTTTCCTTGCTTTACAGAGTCTTCTATAAGGCCTACATATTCCCTTCCTGTGCCCGTTGCTTTCGCCAGTGAGGCTGCTGCCTTATCCACTGCGAAAAACATGAACATAAAGGACTCAGCGACCTTTGTGAACAACATAGCGCCTATATTAGCGGGGTGTAACACATCTTTAAGTGCCAGCGCCATACCGCGAGCAGCACCTTCCCCTGCCATTAGCTTTTGGGCAAAGACAGCGGCTCTACCAATCGAAGTTTTTTGGTAATCTATAACACCAAACAAGGCTTCAGCAACACCTTCGGCGGCTTCTCTTGTTTCATCGTAAGCTTCTTTACCAAGTTCTGTTAAATCTTCATAAGCGGAGGTAGTTTCCTTTAGGATTGCCAACCGCTTTTCCATGTTATCCTTTTCTTCTTCGAACGTGTTCATTCTTTTTTCATGAACTTCAAGTTCTTTCTGGGCTGCTGCAAGGGTCGCTTCAGCGAGTGCAATTTTCTCTGGTATGCCTGCTTTTTCTGCGTCTTCAAGAGCTTGTTTCGCCTTTTTAACAGCAAGTATTTGCTCTTCCATGGAATATGCTGCCGCTTGAAAAGCCTCAACGGCCCTCATGTGCTCTTTCTCTGCTCGAATTCTAGCTTCGGCAGCATCTTTCATTTTTCCTGTTCTAGAAAGCATCTCAGCTAACATAAGGTTGTTGCTGGCGTTGGTTGCATAAAGGCTTTGAGCTGCCTGAAGTTCTTCGGGCCCCATGGCGGCAATTTCTTTTTTGTACTTAGCCTGTTCTCTGAGAGTGTTTGCCAACTCTTGAGATGCCTCGAGCTCTTTCAGTCTGTCCTCTACTGATTTTTCTGACATTTATTAGTCCTCGTCTGCAAACGGCCAAGTTATACCAGTTTGACTTTCAAACTCGCTAACTGCTTGCCGCAACACCTCTCTTGCTTTGTGTGTTTGTGGATGATCTTCTCCGTGTTGTAAATATCTATCAAGATAGTTTTTTTCCGAAAACAAAGCGTTGGCGTATGCTTTAACGTCTTTTTGTTCTCCACGAACAACAAAACTTAATTGATTATCTATTTCCTCTTCTTTTAGAAAGTTGGCAATATCTGCTACGCTTGTCAACGGAGCCATCATATTGACGTTGTCGCCATACATCTGTTTTAATAGAATTTTATTCCATGCACCAAACTGCCTAAGCCATGATTCAGTTAATAATTCTTTCTTTTTTGTAAAATCTACAACCATGTATTAATCCTCCGATAATATAAATAGTTTATAAAAGAAAAGCTAGTAGTACTTATCTTTTCCTACTAGCTTTCTCATATGCTTTTTTCTCATCATCGAATTGTTTTTTAAGTCTTTTTATAAACCAATTACGCAATCCGACAGGCAAATTATATGCCTCTATAAATGACCAGCCACCATGATGTTTTAGAGCGAAGAACTGTTCATAAACAGCCTCCATATACTCATCGGTCAGGCCAAAAAAAGTCCGCCCCGAAAGGCACCTCCATCTCCTGCTCATGGCCGCAAGAGTGGCATTCAAAGTCCTCTGAGATTTTCACAGTAGGGTTGATAAAACCGTATGCCGCTCGGATATATCGTGAGTCTTGTGTTGGCATTCTGTCAACATAATAATCAATTGTGTTTCTTGATGAGTCACCTTGGACTGAAGTAATCATAAGACGAAACTGCTGAGTTACAAGATCTTCATTTTTAATTTTCTTGTCTGTCATTCTTTTTGCAATGTAAGTTTCATCTCGACCGGTTAACAAACGAAGCCCAACCCTAAAACCAGTCAGTGGTGGGGTTACATATATTTCACCTTCGACCAACTCAATGTTGTACTCTTGTGGATAAGATGTCTCTTTTATCTTAGGCTCACCTAAGTTAAAGTTTATTTGATTCTTTTCACCACAAGCAGGACAGCTTACTGTTGTGTCGTAATCAGCACCATAGCCAGACCTTCTTGCGGCAACAAGAATGGCATTTCGGTCTCCGATCAAAAGATCTTCAGTTGCAATGCTCTTGTCGAGAAGCACGTTTTGAAGAAAACGCTCGATGGCCAATCCTTTTTTCAAGAGAGACTGGTTAGTCAAGATGTCTTCATCTTTTGCGGTCATAAACCTTATCTCAACCGAATCTTTACCACTAAGAGGGTGTCCCTCTGGGTACTGTCCTTTTGAAGGTAGGTCTACAAACTCTGTTGGTGTTACAAAATCTAATCCTTTTAACACCTCTGGTGGCGGAGCGCTTTGTTGACCGTGTGCTCCAGTACGGTCTTGGTTGTTTCTACTCAATTTTCACCTCTTTTAAAAATATTTACCTATACTCGCCGGGGGCATGGTTCTCAAAAATCTCGGCCCAGTCATAAGTAATTACAATTTCCATAGTAATTAGTTCGTCGCTAGAATAATCATGTGTTCCAAAATTAACAGATTTTATCCACGGGTTAATTAGAGCAAAATCGTTTACAATCTGAGTGTTCTTGACCCCTTTCGTGCCGGGGTTGCCATCTTTTCCTGCTGCTCTCTCTATTCCAAAGTGAGAGTCCTGCACAAGCGGTGGCCCACTCGCACCGACTGCTAATGTTTCATTATCTTGTGGTCGGACGCCAAGAAAGTTTAAAGCACTGTTAACCCCTCGCATAAACCCATTTCTTTTCTTCTCAGGTTTATCTATAGCTCTAGTGTAGGTCTTGTGTTGATAAATATTAAATCTGCGGTTCTTGTCATCGGCGGCGGGTCCGGTTGTTGTTGTTTTTATCACTCCATCTTGTGTTATGCGGGCGTCACCACCCGAATAAAAGTTTTGCCGGATCATTTCATCCAGTAGCGTTCCGAGAGTGTATTTGGTCTCCACTAGCGTCATGGTCACGTCATTCCATTGACCGACACCGGGATACTTAAATATCTGATTGCCTACCTGCAACTCTGAACTTCCTATTTCAAAGCTAGGCAAAGTCACAGATTTAACAGCAAATGAATCAATGCCACCAAAGTCACACTTAAAGTGGTGTGACTGAACCGGCGCGGCGTGATGGCTATTCCAAAATGGCTTGTCTGACATAAGCTACTCCTAAGTTGTGAAGTAGTCCCCTGCCGCTGCTGCACCAGCAGTACCGGGCTCCTTAAGGTTACAAGCTGCGTAGTCGTATTTCCAAGTAAGGGTGAACTCTCTAAGATCATCCGAAGCGTAATCAAAGTCACCATATTTAAATGCAATTGGGAACGCATTCTTCAGGGTCCAAGTCTCAATTGGGTCTCCCTCTTCGTTCAATGCAACAATATTGATGATTGCATCTGTTACCCGTGCTCTAGAAATAGTTTGGTAACTAGCAGCATTCGTACCATCAGCGGGAATATCATACCCAAACCGTGTTAACAACTCATTGAAGTTTGCAACCGTATGAGGTGTGGCATCAGCAATCCCGGGAGAACCAGCGGGATCAACCAGAACCATTTCCACATCCGACCACTTAGCGCGACCGGGGAAGTTAAAGACATGATCACTGAACATGTGCTCAACAGAACTCACCTCGGCTGCGGGAGCAGTGCAAGTCTTGGCGTACCAAATTTGTGCCCCTCCGTCCCAATTTGTGGAACTGATTTCTATTCGAAATCTAAATTTTCTTTTAGGATTTGAACTTCCTTGTACCCAAAAACTCATTAGTTAGTTACTCCTTTAAATTAATTAGTCTTTATTAAAATTCTACACCGCTTCTTGTGACAACAAAGTCAACAACGATGAATTCGATTGCTCTTGCTGGCTTAATAAAGATCTTAGCATACAGAACGTTGCGATCGATAAGGTCAGCAGTTGTAGTAGTCTCATCAAGAACCAACTTGTACTCAGTGATACCCAACCCAGCTTGTACTTGAGACAGAACTGTGTCAGCGGCACCCTTGAAGTTATTCCAAGTGGTCTGGACGTTAGGCTCGAACAGGATCGTATCTGCAATCTTTCCAATACGTCTCTTGAGGAACAACAGCAATCTTCTAACATTGATTCTGTCAAGAGCAGAAGCAGTCTGTTGAAGTGTCTTTTGTCCAAAGATCACAATTTGGTTTGTAGCAGGGAACCTAGCAATCGGGTTGATGTTAGCAGCGTACAAGTCATCACGGTTGTCTTTTGTCAAGTGCTCAACAGTGTGAGTCACGATCAGGCCACTAGACTTGGTTGGGCTACCACCAAGGTTCTTAATACCACCTCGGTTGAATCCAGCAGGAGCAAACCATACTGCACCAGCGTCAGCGTTAGAGAACGCCAAGGCACCGATAGCAGCTACTGATGGCGGCATAGCTACAACGTCTGAGTTGCTGTCTTTGACGACAACCCAAGGGTAGTAGCAAGCTCCAAAGCTGCTGTTGATTTGTCTTGCTTCAAGATCGGCGACAGTGGTGTTTAAACTACCATAATCGACAGCACCACCGGTCTCCCACTTTGGTCTGTAACCTTGTGGAAGGTCAATGATGGCTAAAGAGTCTGCTCTTTCTTCCGCAACATCAAGGATCTTGTTTGTCAAGGTCTTGTTTGTGATACCGGGGATAGAAAGCAGATCCATCTCAACTGTCTCTGCATCAGCGCAGATATCAAGTGCTTTGATAATCGAGTTGAATGGGGCACTGTTCCTAACAGTCTTGTCAGCCAAGTTAACGTTAGAGAAAGGCATTACATGACGAATATCAAGCCCATCAAACCCACCAAAGAATGCAGCTTTATATTGCTTAATCTTTTTCGTTCCTGCAAGGTACGCAACACCAGTGTCTTTAGCACCAGAACCTCCGTTACCTGTATAAGAAACATTCTTAGCGTTACTTGCATCATATGAACCAGAAATCAAGAAGAAGTCTGAGCCGTTTGCAGTTGCAGGTGTTAAAGCAGCCTTAACACAAATATCTTCAAGGTGGAAAACAAATGCTCTTTCGTGTGAGCTTGGCACAGAGTCTTGATGGTGTGTAACTGCAACCGTGTTATTACCGGGAAGAGCCCGAATAATGTCAAGGTATGATGAGTCACGATCCTTACCAGAACCAATAACGTGCCTGATACCAAACATATCACTCTTCTTGTAGTCTCCGCCTCTGTTAGACCCTTGAGTCGTAAGACGTAATGATGGGAAAACAACAGATGCTGTAGTTTCAGAAGGAAGGTAAGCAAACGGTGCGGAAGTGTCAGCTTCAGTTGCTGATAAAGGATACTTGTCTGGTCCAATAATAGGAGCATTTTTGTGCTCGTTAGAGTCACCAGACCCCTTGTTAGCTGCTGTAGTTCCAGTTTGTGTTCCAGCACCAGCGGGCACGGCCTTTGTGATATCACCTTCGCCACCAGCGGCAGTGATAAGTGTAATAGCGCCTTCTCCTGCTGACGCCGCAGAAACAATCTTGATACCTGTTGTGGCACCTGAATCCGTCGTAACCGCAGAAACTACAATGTCAGATTGTCCTGAGTCCAATCCAGCGTGTCTACGAATCCGAGTCGGAGTTGAAATTGTTCCTCCGCTCAAAGCCTCTACAATCCCTGCGATAAGAACTTGGGTACCACCCAGTGCAGCCAACCCAGTTGCTGCAACCTGAACGGTATTTGCAGCCGCCGCGGATGCACCGGAGAAGCTACTGTCTTTATCAATAAATTCAATAATGTAATCAGTTTGAGTTCCAGAAGATGCCAAGCTAGCAGGGACACGAATCGTGATCGTTCCTTGATCACCCGCACCATCATCGTCACCGTTTGTAACACCTGCGATGTTTGCAGCAAATTGAATACCTGTGGTGTTTCCAACAGCAGGCGTAATCTCAGAGTCGATGCGAGCAACAGGCTTCTCATCTATATTTAAGTGAGGAACTTCAGAATCAGCAAACAACTTGAATGACTGTGGACGAAGTGGCCCAAGGAATCCCATTGGGAGAGCCAAGGTGTCATCAATCTCTTTGTTCTCAACTGCTGAGTCTACTTCAACTCGGAAGTAGTCAGAAATGTTAACATACTGTCCACGGATATCATACTTAAGATCAGTCTCGTTCCAATTAAAGCTTTGGTTACCAATACGCTTTGCGATATAGTCATCAGAAGCAGGATCAAGGTTCAAGTTGGAGAACTTTTCAACAACGTTTCCTTTCAAGTTTCTAAGAGAAAGCGAGAAGGAGGATCGAGTGTTTCTGTTTCCAAGCTTAAGATCTTCAACGCAGATCTCGTAGTTGTTTTGGAACCACTCTCCATCATGAAGAGAGACCAAGCGGAACAACTTTTGCTCATCTGGCTTACGGTTAATAAACCATCCAGTCTTGGCTGCTGCCATGTCTCTTTTGTGGTCTGCAAAGTTAAACGATCCACTTTGAAGAGGCAAAATCATACCCATTTGACGGCCAGAATCAGAACCACTTGTTTGGTCTCTGATGGCTTGCTCATAGGTTTCACCCAAGAAATACTTCTGGTTGGTTGTACCAAAGTTGGTAGAGGCCAAAAGCTTTTGTGGGTTGGTGTTCAGCTTGTCTCGAATGTAGTTTGCACTGTTGTTAGAGAAGTTAATGGTCTTTCTAACGATTGGAGAACTTGCACCACCGGGTGTTGGCTCAGTTGTGTGAAGCTCAAGAACGAATTCGTTGGCCACACCAGTCGAAATAGAGTCAATCATGATACCCGCAGAAGAGGTATTAGTATATCCTCCAGCAGGCGCTCCACCAGCAACAGCACCAGAAAGCGTTACCGCAGCACCGTTGGCATAAATAATGGCTCCAAGAGAGCCAGTGGTGAAGGTTCCAGCACCTGTCTCGGGGAACACAAAAAGACCATAAGCAGTAATGTTACTACTAATAGTTGTGTTAGCGGCACCTTCGGCACCCAAGTTCCAACCTGCAAGAGCAGCATTTGCGCTTGTGTCGGCGTTAGTATTCTTTTCTCCAAGGAGTCTAACAAAAGTCAGTGGGGTAGTTTCAGAGGTAAGGTGAGCCTGTGCAGCGTAAGCAGCATAGGTAGGTCCAACGACGTTACCTTCGCGCCATACATCGGCATCGGAAGCTCCTTCGCCAGAAACTGGCTCTCCGAAAATAGTTACGAAATCCTCATAGCTATTAAGTCTTACCGGCTTCATACCGGGGCCCGAACGGGCTCGGCCGATCAACACAGGACCAGCATCTGTGACCGGTTGCGGTAATTGCGACTGGTCTACTTCGTTTAGTTGTACTCCGGGGGAGATGAAATCAAATTTCTTCGGCATTAAAAAATTCTCCTTTAATAATGTATCTCACAATAAATAGTGTTTTCTTTTAGTAAAAGCCATTAATCTCGATAATCATTATCTTTATCTTTCCATGGCACTTTATCACCAACAATCGTCCTCTCTCTTGAGAATCTGATCTTAGCCCTATTCTCTCTCCTAGAGAGCGTAGGCCTCTTTCTATTTAGACCCTCGCCAACCAAATAGCCCAATACTTTTATACTTACTTTGGTCTCAAAGACCCTTTCTTGTTCTCCAAGACTGGTAATGGTATTGTTTTGTGCGAACTCTTGTTGTACAAAGGCTTCAAAGGTGTGACCATCTTTTCCAAAATAAAAAGAATTAATTTGACCAGTAACTGTGATAAAAGGTTGTAACAAATCGTTCATCTGCTGCTGATATTCGGATCTAAGGGTTATATCATAATTTATTGTAATGTAAACTGGAACAGGTGAGTTGTAATGGTCGTACACTATGGCTCCGGTTTGGTCTCCTTTGCCAATTTGAGAGCCCTTTGTGCTTGTGGCATGGTTTGCTGTTTGAAAGTTTGAGGTTTTTTCTTGATTGACAGTTCTTTTCGCCACAGTTGAGGACCCTTCGGTGCCTTCAGGGTAATGCGCCTGAAAAGAACCTTTAAAGGATGGGTCTTTGTTCATTGATGTTCTGTTTATTGTGACCAAAGGAAGTATTAAGACGCCATTTTTGTCTCTTATTCTCTTGTCATTCTTGATTTGAAAGACCCTCTCAGTACCCAGCCACAGCGTTCTTGCTTTTGAAAGGCCTTTGTTTGTTTTCGTATGCAAATTAAGTCTTTCAATGAAGTCGTATATTGCACCATCAATTGTTTCAAGAGTGCATGCTGGTGTGGCCTGTGTTTGTTGATTATAATCCATCGAAATTACCCTGTCTTGACTTAATACACTCAGCTATTATCTCAAACTGTGTATCTTCTTGTCCAAATAAAAGCTTTGGCTCTATTAATTTAACTATTTCATAGTAAATGGTGCCGAACCTAACAAAATCACCTTCTCTAACAAATAAATTCTGATCCTCGGTCAATCTTCTTTTGTGAAACATTATTTTTAAGGGAGTATTTTTGTCTATTCCGATATTTTCAACAAAGTTGGACTCTATACCGCCATATTCCACTCTAGCATATACTCTTATGGGCGGTAAGAAAGTTTTTTCTATAGCCTCTCCATATAAATCGTGAAAATTTGTGTGTTTGATGTCAATAGGGAAGTATAGAACTTGTTGACCAACGACTCTTTCAATAATTTCGTCGTTTACTTGCTTAACAAGGTCTTTTTCCTTCTTGCCAAAGAACATTGGGGGAGGAGGTGCTGCTGGTTTGTTCCATTTATCATCTGCCATTTATATTACCCCACAAATATCTTCAAAGGAACATTGTTGATAATCTCCGATTGGGCGTCTGTCATGTTTTTGTCCATTTCAGCCAACTTGTCGTAGGTCATCGATTCCAAAATCTCTTTTAATTCAGTCCTTAGCGTGTTTTGTTCTTCTTTTGCTTGAGAAAGCAGGTCTGATGCGTTCAAGCTAATGTTGTCCCCGGGGATTGGTACATTCCCGCCAAACTTACCTCTAACTTGACCCAGAGTTTCTTTAGAAAGCGCCAAAGCAAATCTCCTAATCCACTGTTTTCCAATAGAATTTATATTAGCATATGGAATATTCTCAAATGGCAATGTATTCATGTTATTGACACCAGATATTGAGTTATCTGATGTTGATTCAAAAGCTCCCGGTGCAACGGAAAACCTAAACCAAAACTTGGTTGGCGATACATTGCTAGGTATTGGGTATATTCTTAACTTATTGTCTATGATCTCATAAGAAAAGTGTGAAGTTCTAGTATAGAGGTGATCCTCATACGAGACAGCCTGTAATTTATTATGCCATGCAGGAATAACTTGAAAAGTCGATTGATCAGTGTATTGTCCATAATCATGGTAGTTACCAACAACGTTTA